GAGTCACAGTTTGACCGTAAGATGATTGTAGAGTATGTTTATGGGAAGCCAAAAGATTATGTAGATCTAGGTGGAAATGCAGAAAAGGTAGATATATCCATAATGAATTTCTTTGAAGGCAGTAAAGAAAAAACAATAGATATAGATGAAACCACCGAAGCTGAATAGTAAGTACCAAGCATTTGGAAATCAATCAAGATATTTTTTAGTAACTGGTGGTCGTGGTAGCGGTAAATCATTTGCAGTAAATGTATTTCTATTGCTGCTTACTTATGAAAGAGGTCATAAAATATTGTTTACTAGATATACTATGGTATCTGCCGCATCTTCTATCATACCAGAGTTTATTGAGAAGCTTGAGCTTATGGGTGTGGTCGAAGACTTTAGAATAACTAAAGACGAGATCACGAATATAAAAACAAAGTCTAGTATATTGTTTAAAGGTATAAGAACTGCATCGGGTAATCAGACTGCCGCACTCAAATCATTAAACGCAATAACCACCTTTGTATTAGACGAAGCTGAGGAGCTAACAAACGAAGATGACTTTGATAAAATAGATCAATCTGTCAGAGTGAAGAATAAACTCAATAGGGTAATTCTGATTCTTAACCCAACAACAAAAGAGCATTGGATTTATAGTAGGTTCTTTCAAAACAGAGATATACCAGAAGGCTACAATGGTATCAGGCAAAGCATCACCTATATACACACAACTTACTTAGATAATAAAGATCATTTGTCTATATCATTTCTGAATCAAATACAAGATATTAGAAGGAGACGACCAGAGAAATATACACATCAAATTATGGGAGCTTGGTTAGAGAAGCAAGAAGGTGTGATATTTAGAAACTGGAGGATAGGAGACTTTAATGAAAACTACGATATTTATTATGGACAAGACTTTGGATTTAGTATTGATCCGACTGTTCTCACTAAACTCAGTATAGATAAAAAAGGAAGGCGTATCTTTTGTAAAGTAATGTATTGTAAAGCTGGATTATCTACATCACAGATTGCAGACTTTAATATAAGATATGCAGGACCACAATTAATAATATCAGATAACTCTGAGCCGAGACTTATCAAAGAAGTCAAGGCGAAGGGAGTGAACATAAGACCGACCATTAAACGCAGTGGGTCTATTTTATCTGGTATTGCATTACTTCAAGACTTTGATTTAATTATTGATCCAGACTCTACGGATCTTGTTAAAGAACTAAATAATTATGTTTGGGCAACCAAAGGTCAAACAAAACCTGTCGATAAATTTAACCACTGCATCGACTCAATTCGCTACGCAGCTCAATACGCTTTAGAAGGATTTAACAAAGGCACTTACTCTATTCGTTAAACGCAGTAGGGTAATCATTAAACGCAGTAGGTTTATCGTTAAACGCAGTAGGTCAATCAGATACACAAAAAAATAATTCACATTTTATACACAATTATTAAAAAAAGTTTTATATATTGCATCCAACAAAACATTTTAATTATGAGAATAATAGATTTAAAAAAAGCAATATTTAAATTAGAGCAAGAACATAGTAACATAGATCATTGTGAAATATACTTTAGGTATAATCGTGACTCAGATGTTTACACAATAAATTTTCTGGAAGAAGATTTATTTGACGCATATACCAACAACCAATTACGAAGTGTTGTATTTATGGTAGATCAAGATGAATAATAAAAACTAAAACAATTTTAATATGAAAATAAATACAGAAATTAAAAACTTACTCATTGATTTTAGAGACATTGTTGATGAGCAAAGGTGGGAGATTCCAGTATATATGGATTACTACCACAGAATTACAAATGTCTTAAATAATATAGATAAAACTAAATAGTATGAATGAAAAACTAAAACAATTTATTAAAGAGTCTGAGAATGGTAAAATATTCTCAGCAACCTTCATTAAGAAGGATGGAACCGAAAGGAGAATGAACGCAAGGCGTGGAGTCTCTAAAGGTGTAACAGGACAGGGAATGTCTTTTGATCCAATGTCAAAGGGATTGCTTGTTGTGTTTGATATGCGAAAGCTTGCATACAGAATGATTAATCTGTTTACTTTAAAACAGGTTAATATAAATGGTAAACAAATAAAACTTTAAATAATATAAAAACAAAACAATATGAAATTACAAGAATTTAAAAAAGCTATGAAAGAAGTCTTTGGAGATAGATATATTGACGGAGACGGATCAGGTACATTGAACCTTAAATCAAAAAAAGATGACTCGATTGAGTTAAGAGAATCAGCACACAAATTATTATTTCAGGGAAATGCTAAACAAAAATTAGAAGGAGCTGGAATGTTAAAGGTGTTGGATAAGTTAAATTTAGATAATGGTAAAACAAAATAATTATGGCAACAAGATGTACAATTAAAATAGAAGGCGTAGAGTACGCTAAGATATATAAGCACTGGGATGGATACCCAGAAGCAAATTATATATGGTTAAAAGAGTTTAACGATAGATTCAATAAGGAGCGAGGGGATGACCCAAGCTATAAGTTTGCTCAATTATTAAGGTTTGCCAGTAAGTATGGCGAGGAGTTTAGATTAGATCAATCTGAGTTTACAGGTTGGGGAGTAATTAAATATGATGCGGAATGCTGGGAAGAATATGAATATTGGCTAACAGAAAAAGAGGTGTTAGTTTATAGAGTCAGCTTTGACGAAAAAGATAATCAATACTTAGAAAGAATACAGGAAGATGAGATTGAAAGTATGATTAAAAACTTAAATGAATCAATAGCAAAAGGTGTATTATGAAAAAGACAAACAATAAAAAAAATGTAGTTGATGAGTACAGAAAAGATGGCGTAACACGTCACCAAGCCTTATGTCAATTATATAATACTTTATCAAATGATGACTTAATTGATTTGATAAATATGGGTAAAGAAAGATTTTTCGTTTACAACCATAAAGACAAAACTTGTTATGACTTAGAGTTTTGTTGTGATAATGGATCACAAATACAAATAAACTTTGAATAGTTATGAGAACATTTGGTAAGATATTAAGAATGTTTTTCACATCTAAAGGAACGCAAACATGGGTTTGCGTTCCTTCCACAATGGATAGTGTAAAAGAAAAGAAATACTTTATTAGAGAAACTAAAAGGTTTTTAGAGAAAACAATTAAAATTAAATAATATGACAAATAGAGAAGACTTAGCAAGAGTGCTAAAAGATTATCAGCATTTGGTAAATCAATACCAAAAAAAAGAATCAGAATCAGCACAAAAGGACAACCTGATACAGGAACTGCAAGACAGGATAGATTGTTTAACAGCAAATATAGAAGTGCTACAAACTAAAATATATGATGACTAAAAAAGGAGCTTATACAATAAACGATAAATACTACGATCTGGTTATTTATTATAATTATAGTTATGACCCTGGAGATTGGATGCAACCTCCCTCCACTGATGTTGACGTTTATAAAGTTGAGTTGAATGATGAAGACATAACTGAATTTTATTTTGACCATCTCTCAGCTTTGTTTGACGATCAAGTTTATCAGTTCGCAATTCAAGATCATTAAACGCAGTAGGTTCTTAAACGCAGTGGGGTTTCACTGCGTTTTTTTATTTATAGGTATAAAAAAATATTTGTTATTTGTGCATAAATTGTTAATTATTTTTGTATATTTACAATGTTGTTAAAGTCAAGACCTATTTAAAAAGGTCGGTTGAGCGAGCTAAGGTCAAAGCAAGATACCTAACGAGGCAACAAGGGAGCTAATCCCATAAATAGCAAAAGGGTGTAAAAAGATGGCACCTACTCACAGACAAATTAAAACATCTATAATTAAAACAAATGTTATGAAAATAAAAACTTACAATTTAAGAAGCCCACGAACAGGAAACAGCGTGGCGAACCAATTCGAAATTATTCACGAATACGATAATTTTAAAACTATCTTTTTTCAGTCTTATAACTCAGTTATTGCAAAGCTTTATTTAAATAAAAAAGGGGACTGGGCTGTAACTTTGGACGAAAATGATTGGGACTATTCCAAAACAACATTAAAATACTTGAGAGTATTTTTGAATGACTATATTAATTTTAATGGTTTTACAAAAGACATTAGAAATAATATTGAATCAGGTTTATATAAATTAAGTAACCTTAATTAATATGAGTAGCAAACTAAGATTCAACAGAGCTTTAAGACTTGCCAAAGAGCAAGGCAAAGCCAATAGAAACAAAACAAGATCTGTTTTGAATGATATATTTAAAACAGGTATTGAAACACAATTAAATAAAATAAAACAAAATGAAAAAACTAATAATTAAAACACTTGTCTATTATAGCTTTTTAGCTTATACATTTACGGGTTTTACAGCCCTTTTAATACTGGTTGAGCTATTAACCTCATAACATAATAGAAAATCGTTAAGCCCCTCATTTAGAGGGGTTTTTTTATGTCTATACTTTGCCGAGTCTCTTCTCGTTTCATTTTATCGGCTTTTACTTTCTTATTTTACGAATAAAATCAAAAAGTAACGTAAAACAAGCAACCGAGTGTGTGGGTTACTAACTTTAATCAAATCAACCCGAAATGGATTACCAGCTCAGAAAAAAACATAGTTATCCCAAGTCCACCTATGTATTTGTCTATAAGTCTTTATGTGAATGTTATGTCTGTAGAGGATTATTCGAGTCTCGCTATGAGGCGATCCTCGTATGTCTATACATAGACTATCATTTTTTTTTGACTTTGTTGTGGTTTTTAAGGGGTCATTTATTAAAAGATATTAACACTTGGTACAACTAATATTGTATTTGATTTACTATATATGAAAAAATCATTTACAATAAAAGTACCAATGTCTCTTGATGCGATACCGCTTTCTCACTACCAGAAATATGTAAAAGTAGTAAATGAGAATAAAGATAATGCAGATCAAGAATTTCTGAGCTTAAAGCTACTAAATATATTTTGCGGTATTACTATGAAACAAGCATATGAATTACCAATAGCAGAATATGAATCCATCCTTAAACATCTGTCAGAATTACTAGGTCAAAAATCTATATTACAAAGAAGATTTTATATGACAGATCCAAAAGGTAAAAAGTTAGAATTTGGTTTTATACCAAATTTAGATAAAATGAGTTTAGGTGAATACATAGATGCAGAAAAATATATGTCAAACTGGGAAGATATGCATAAAGCTATGGCTGTATTTTATAGACCTATAATTGCAGGCAATAAAGATTTTTATCTTATTGAAAAATATAAAGGTAGTGATAAATATTCTAGCGTTATGAAAGATGCCCCTTGTTCTGTTGCTATAGGTAGTATGCTTTTTTTTTTGAGTTTAGGGATAGAATTGTCGAAAACTACTCTGGACTCTTTACTCAGTCAGCAGCAGATATCGAAAGAGGATCTTTTAGCCAAGGATTTGGAAAAAAATGGGGATGGTATCAATCAATATACTCACTTGCAAAAGGAGATGTATTTAAAATTGACAAAGCTACAAGAACTAATTTACACAAAGCGATGATGTGGTTAGAATTTGAAAAAGATAAATCTGACCTAGAAGAAAGAATGATTAAAAAAGCATATAAATAATGATAGCAGTATACGAAACATTAGAAAAAATAAAAGACAAGCTAAGAGAAAATCCGTCTATCCAAACGGTTACGTTTGGAGACTTAATGCAAGTAGACTTAGCTAAAACATCAATATTTCCTATAGCACACGTTGTAGTAGGTAATGTTGCATTTAGAGATCATATTATAGTTATGAATCTTAGAATACTATTTTTAGATATAGTAGATGACAATAGAGCACCAAACTCATTTGATCAATTCTTTGGTAACGACAATCTTATAGACATCTTAAACACACAACTATCTGCAGCAAATATTTTACAAGAGAATCTTAGAAGAGGTTCTGGTTATGCAGATCTGTTTCAAGTAAAAGGAGATATAAATTGTCAGCCATTTTTAGATACACTAGAAAATCAATTAGCTGGCTGGGGAATGGACTTAGTATTAGAATTACCAAATAAAACTACAAGCGTTTGTTGATATGCCACTAACTAAAAGAAAGCCAGGAGAAAAAAGAAAAGACTTTATGATGAGGTGTATGACTGATCCTACAATGCGTAAAGAATTTAAAAATACAGATCAAAGATTAGCTGTATGTATAACACAATATAATAAGTGATGGCAGTAACTTTAGATGATGTTTTTAATTTATTAGGAGAAAAAATAGTTGCTGATATAAAACAACAACTAAATTCTACAAACCCAAAAAAATTTGCTAGCGGAACGCTTATAAATCAAATGACTTATCAATACAAAGATAAGCAACTTATCATAAAATCTCCTGGTGCAGAAAAATATCAAAGCATAGTTAACTTCGGTAGAAATGCTGGTAAATATCCAAAAAGAGGTGTAATAGAAGATTGGATTAAAATAAAAAACTTACAACCAAAATATAAAAACGTAAGACAAAGAGATTTGCCTTTTCTTATTAAAAGAAAAATTAAAGAGCAGGGTATACCTGGAATAAATTTTACAGGCAATACATTTTTAAAATTCGGACCTATAATTGGTGAATCAATAGGACTAAAATATCAGGAAGAATTAAATAGAATAATTAATGAATTAAAAGCAATAATATAATGTCAATCAATTATACACCACAATTAGTTAGAAGTCCAATATTTTACAAAGCAGCACAAGCTCTTGGTGAAAAGTTTGTATATAATATTTTTATATATACAGGACATCTTACAACAAATAAACCAGCTACACCAACATATGTAATAACAAAAGATAAATTAGCTGATGTTGTTGAAGTAGGTACAATAACGTCAAAAACAGCAAGCAAACTTGTCGATACAGTAAAGTTATTTAGTGAAACAGTTGAAGTTGGAGATTTGGTTTTTAACACAACTCAAAATACAATAGCTGTTGTAAGTGCTATAGATAACGACACAACACTCTCTTTAGACACAGATATATTTCCAACCTCAGGAAATTTAGATTCTTATAAAATATTTAGTAAGAGTTCAGCATCTATAGAGATCGCTGAACTCATTAGGGATTATTTTAAAACTGAATATTATAATTTAGCTGTAGACGGAGTATGGGTAGAGATAACTACAGAAGTACAAATTAAATCTGGCACTACTACAGCAACAACTTCCAATAAATTAGTAGATAGCACTGCTACATTTATAAGACAACTTTTACCATCATCATTTACGATAACTGCAAAAAATACTACAGACAACACTTCGGCTACGGTTTCTGCAGTAGATAATGATACTACGCTTTCGTTAAGCAGTGATATATTTACCAGTGGTGAAGATTATACTTTAACTGTAGTAGCTACAGCAAGTAACGATACACCTTGGATAAATTTTGATGGTTACGGGTTTTTTAAAGACGGTATAAATCCAGGTAACAGTATTTATGCAAATCAACAAGCACTCATAACAAACTCCAAAATATATTTTAAACAAGGTAAAGATATTATTATACCTGTTTATTCTGCAAATCAATCTACACTTACATTTACTATAGGTGGTGTATCAAATGTGTTTTGGAATAGTGTTGATGAGTTTTGGAATACATATCAAAATACTTGGGGTAATATTATAAATCCTATAAAAATTACGGATGGTGCTATAAAAGACTCTGGTACTGCTACAGGTACAACTGCTAATAAACTTGTAGATAGTAACCAAAACTTTTTGACTACTGTAAAAGTCGGTATGACAGTTTACAATACAACGGATAAAACAGTAACAAATGTTACTGCTGTCGATAGTGATACACAACTAACCCTAGCAGATGATATAATGGTTAGTGGAGAAGCGTATCAAGTGCAAGACGGTAGAAGTGCAGACAAAATTCAATACGTTGTAATTTCACAAACAAATGGATTTACAGGTGGTACAGTGACTATAACAGATGGTTTAAATAAATCTTTATCTCAGGTTATAACATTAGAAGAAATAGCTTGTAGTAAGTTTACGCCATTTAGAGTAATATTCTATAATAGGTTTGGTGCACTACAAGATATAATATTTAGTAAAAAATCTATCAAACAACTACAAACTAAATTTGATAAATTCAAAAGAAGTACAATTAATTTTAATCAATCTACATTTAGTTACGATAGATATAAAGCACAAAAACAAAGAATAGATATACAAGGTGAAGAATCAATAACATTAAATACTGATTTCTTAGACGAAGATATATCAAATCCTATGCAAGAGCTTCTTATGAGTCAGCAAATTTGGATCGATGAAAATATAGCAAACAATCAAACATCTGTTAATCCAGTGCTTATAAAAACTTCTGACGTAGAATTTAAGACAAGTGTAAACAATAAAGTTGTTAACTATACTATTGAGTTTGAGTTTGCTAACGATAAAATACAAGATATTAGATAATGTTTACTTTACAATTATTCATAAAAGACAATGATGGTAGTGACGTAAGAATAGATTTGTTTAAAGATGAGTCTGTTACTCTCACACAAGCGATACAAAATGTAAGAGACATAGGATCTGTATTTACAGATTTTACTAGAACATTTACGGTTCCAGCTTCGCCTAACACAAATAAATTATTTAAACATTTTTATAATTCAGATATTGTCTCTAACGATAATTTATTGGCATCTGATTTTGATGCAGGTGTTAGAAGAGATTCTGTTTTAGAACTAAATCACACGCCATTTAAAAAAGGTCAAATTAGATTAGATGGTGTAAATATGAAAGAAGGTAAACCAAGTTCTTATAAAATAACATTTTTTGGTAATACAGTAAAACTATCTACTTTGATGGGTGACGATAATTTGTCCTCTTTAGATTTATCTGCACAAAATACAGTGTATACTGCAGGTGTTGTTAAATCAAAATTGATTGGTGTATTGAATGATGTAATTACACCACTAATAACCCACACAAGAAGGTTAGTATTTAACTCTAGTGATGGCGGGTCTAATCCTACATATTCTGGTGTTGTTGATAATATTGCGGCACAAAACCCAAATGTAGTAG